GATATTATTGATGGATGGGCATTACGTAGAAAACATTATTGGACTAAAGGCCAGACAGAAGTAATCCGTAAAGTACTTAAACTGTCTGAAAAAACCAATGTATACTATATTGCAGGAAACCACGATGACTTCATCAGACCATTCTTTAAATTCGACTTCCAAATCGGAGATATCAAAATTCTCGACTCGATGGATTATGATGCTATTGACGGTCGTAGGATATTCGTCACTCATGGTGACAAGTTTGACATAACAATGAAAATACCAAGGCCAGTAATTAATTTCTTTGGCCATTTTTATGATGGTTCTGTAACCGATAAACTGTACAAATACTTTGGTCAAAAAAAATTATTGGCAAAATATATTAAATCAAAGGGATATGACTGTTCAATTTCTGGACACACTCATGATCCTGTTATTGAAGAAACATATATGAACTGTGGTGATTGGACAAGTAAATGCTCTGCATTAATTGAAAATTATGACGGTTCATGGGAATTATATTATCACAAAAAGGGTTTACTTTCAGATGAGATCAGTGTATAATATGTCCCTAACTTGGAGAAAATATGCCCTTTTATACATCTGTTGTTCGTTATGCAAATCAAATGTTCTATCGCGGATACTCCGATAAAGGTGTTCGCGTCGAACGCAAAGACAAATTCAAACCTACCCTTTATGTTCCATCTAAAGAATACACCGGATGGACAGCACTTGATGGAACAGATGTAGATTCCATTCAATTCGATTCTATGCGTGATGCCAAGAACCATATCGAAATGTATCGCGATGTGGCTGGGTATAAAATGTATGGCGCAAAGAATTATATCCATCAATATATCACAGAAAAGTTTCCGAACGAGATTCGCTTTGACCGTGATATGATTAACGTCCTGACAATCGATATTGAGACTGCATACGAAGATGGATTCCCTGAACCATCCAAGGCAGACCAAGAAGTTCTATCAATTACTGTTAAATCCAGCAAAGATGACTATTATCGTGTGTGGGGTTATGGTGACTTTGATACAGAGAAAGCACTGATTCAACCAATGCATTTTATCAAATGTGAATCCGAGTTTGATCTTCTTGCAAAATTCCTTGAGTATTGGAATAATCCGGTTCACAGCCCAGATGTTGTGACAGGCTGGAACATTCGATTCTTCGATATTCCGTATCTCATTAATCGTACTGCCAAGATTGTTGGCCTTGAAGCTGTTAAGAAATATTCGCCATGGGGTCTGATCGATTATAAAGAGATTGCAGTCCGTGGTCGTACACAAGATTCGTATGATATCAAAGGTATTAACCAACTTGATTATCTTGAACTATTTCAAAAGTTTGGTTATTCGTACGGTGCGCAAGAATCGTACAAGCTTGACCACATTGCTCATGTAGTTCTTGGTGAAAAGAAACTCTCCTTCGAAGAACATGGCTCATTGCGTAATCTGTATACTGAAGACTATCAACGGTATATTGACTATAACATGAAGGATGTGCAGCTTGTCGAACGTCTTGAAGATAAGATGGGGCTGATTACTCTGGCTATGACAATAGCATACAAAGGTGGTGTCAACTATCAGGATACAATGGGTACCACTGCAATCTGGGAATCAATCATCTATCGTAAGCTTCTGACATTGCGTAAGGTTCCACCATTTGATATCAAACCTGCAGGCAAAACTACATTTGCCGGTGGTTATGTCAAAGAACCTCAGGTTGGACTACATGATTGGGTAGTATCATTTGACTTAAACTCTCTGTATCCAAATATTATCGTTCAGTGGAATATGTCACCTGAAACTCTGATAGATACACAGTCAGACGATGCAACGTGTGCAGCAAACGGCTCGTTCTATCGCAAAGACAAAGAAGGTGTCATTCCAAATATTATTGTAGACTATTACGAGGAGCGATCAAGCGTCAAGAAGATGATGCTTGCGTCACAACAAGAATATGAAAAGAATAAATCTTATGAGCTTGAGAAAGAGATTAATCAACTTGAGAACAGGCAGATGGCCCTCAAAATTCTTCTTAACTCTCTCTATGGTGCTCTTGGGAATCAGTACTTTAAATATTTTGATCTCCGCTTAGCAGAAGGTGTCACACTAACCGGTCAACGGGTAATTCAGTGGGCTGAGTCAGCGATCAATGCTGAGATGAATAAACTCTTGAAGACGGATAAAGACTATGTTATTGCAATCGATACTGATTCTCTTTATGTTGATTTTGGTAGCTTCGTTAAGCACTTTAATCCCAAGGATCCTGTTGCATTTTTGGATGAAGCATGTAGCAACCACTTCGAAAAGATCTTAGAGAAAGCTTACGATAAACTATTCCATAACATGAACTGTTACAAGAAACGTATGGTCATGGCAAGGGAAGTAACTGCTGATCGGGGTATCTGGACTGCAAAGAAACGTTACATATTGAACGTACATAACTCAGAAGGAGTACAATATGCGGAACCGAAACTTAAAATCATGGGTATTGAAGCCATCAAGTCGTCTACCCCGGCCGTTTGCAGGGATGCACTCAAAAGGCTCTTTAAAGTTATTGTCTCGTCTTCTGAAGAAGAGACTCAACAGGCAATCGCGCAGTTCAAAGCAACGTTCAATTCGCTTTCTCCGGAAGAGGTTTCCTTCCCACGTGGCGTATCGGAACTTGCAAAGTGGTCAGATCGAAAGACGATCTATACAAAAGGTACGCCGATCCATGTGCGTGGGGCGTTACTCTACAACCACTGCATCAAAGATAAGTCCCTACAAAAGAAATATGAGCTTATACAAGCAGGGGATAAGGCCAAGTTTTGTTATCTGAAGGTACCAAATCATATCAAAGAAAGCGTAATTACTTTCCCAGAATATCTTCCACCAGAGTTGCAGCTGCATAAATACATTGACTACGATAAGCAATTTGAGAAGACATTCTTGGAACCACTTAATTTTATCTTAAACGCAATTGGCTGGAAAGCCGAAGAGGAAGCATCGTTGGAGGATTTCTTCGTATGATTACACTTAAATGGGAATGCCCAGACTTTCATGAAGAATTTACGGCTGATCGCCAGATTACATTTCAAGTTAGAGATGAAGCAAGTCTTGATGAAATGCTAGAATCGTACACACATTTTTTAAAAGCAATTGGTTATCATGTACCTGAAAATAATTATTTACAATTTGTTGATGATGGTGTATAATACCCACCTAAACGGAGAAAATTAATGTCAGATAATATGGTAAAAGATATCCACGATATGCATACTAAGTATGGCGTGCATGAGTGGGTAAGAACAAAAGTTGAATCTGGTGATACAGAATCACTTAAATCATTTCTTAGTTTTCGTATGGATTTCATTAATGAAGAATACACTGAAACACTAAAAGCAATTTTTCATGATGAAGATCCTGAAGAGATTGTTGACGGTCTCATTGATATTATCGTTGTTGCCTTGGGTACACTTGATGCCTTCGGCGTGAATCCTCAAAAAGCTTGGGATGAAGTACATAATGCAAACATGGCAAAAGAAGTTGGCGTCAAAGCTGAACGACCAAATCCACTCGGGTTACCAGACCTTATCAAACCAAATGGATGGACAGCACCAAGTCATGACGGAAACCACGGATATTTCCCTCACTTTGTTCAAAAGCATATTTGATAACAAAACTCATAAGCGAATGGACCTCAAGTCCTTTGCTGACTTTGAGAAGTTGCTCTTTGAACTTTCACAAATTCCGCGTGAAAATAAAAAATCAGCACAGTTGATATCACCTGCAACATATATAGAAAATACAACCCGCGCTAATAACAACGTAATCGATTGGGGTGGCTGGTGTGCAGTCGACGTTGACGATCACGAATTCAAAGGAGACTTAAAACATGAGTTGGATGTACTGGCTGGTGATTGGCACTACGTTTGTTATTCTACTGCAAGTAGTCGCAGCGATTCGCCAAAATTTAGGCTTGTATTTCCACTTCGACGAAGAGTTAGAAAAGAGGATATCAAAGCATTCTGGTTCGGACTCCAATCAAAACTTGGAAACATAGGAGATCGCCAAACTAAAGACCTATCAAGAATGTATTATATCCCTGGTCAATATCACAACGCTGACAACTTTATTTTTACTGGTGGTGGCGTACAA